CATGCTGGGTTACTACAAAGCGTTTACCATCAATGACTACGCAATTATAGAGCTTTATCTGGTTGGCATACTTCTCTGGGTAATCAACGGCTTGCCAGTTGTCCTTAGCCCATTGGGACTTAATCAAAACCTCTACGCCCCATTTGCCCGCAGGCTTAGGCTCTACAAGGATCCCTTCTGACCCATACCATACAATCTCGGATAGGTTGGTGAATAGCTCTTGCCATAGTTCTGATGGCGGGGAAGGGGCACGTATGGTCGCATCCACCATGTAAGGCTTTAAATCCTTGCCTATACGTACTTCATTAGAGACCGACGCACGGCATCCATATTGGGCAAACAAAGGGGCAAAGGTTTCATTCCATCTTCTTAAGGGCTCAGGTATATCATCCCATTTAACCATCTGTCCTACATAGCCCATGTCCTTGGCCTCTATGCCGAATAGGGTGTTGTCGGGGTACATGCCGTCTATGCAATAGGTGTCTATACCCACCTCTACGCGGTCTGGGAGGTCGTCCTCAACAATGAACTCAAGCTCCTCTTTGAAGCCGCCTATGTCATTAGCTATGGCATGCACCTTGGGTTCTACAACGTCCCATTCAGGGCTGAAGAAGGTTTCTGTTACCCCACGCCACTTATCAATCTTTACATGCTGCCGTGGATGGGCCTTTAGATGCGTTTCTAAGGCCGTTACGCCCTTTACCATCTTCCAAGGCTGTACAGGTAGCCCTCGCTCCTCCATGAGCTTTTTACATAGCTCTCTGTACTGTTCTAGCTCCTCAGCATTCCGTGGCCCCCAAACACGCTTTCCTAGCTTTTCTAGGTGTATCTGTAAGGCTGCCGTACCAAGGTCGGGGAATATGAATATGTCCACCTTATCAAAGTGGGGTCCAAAGACATCATCCACCAATTCCACGTTCTTAAGCCCTGTGCCTATTAGCCCAGAATTCATGGTGGGGAAAGATCCCGCATAAGGGATGTGTAGGTAAACCTTTTTGAAGTCCCGCCCAAACCTTTCGGCTAAGGAACAGAACAAGGGGTTACAGCACACTAGGGCAATCTTCTCAGAAATAACGTCATTCTCTTTGCCAGGTCCTACGTCATCTGGGTAGTCATCCATCATGGTCATACGGCTGTGTAAGTCCTCACGACCCTCGTCATCCATAAGCTGGCCTGATTCGCGGGCAACCTTCATCCCTTCATAGCGGTCTACAAAGGAACCATCATTAAGCAGAAACCCACGCTCTCCTATGACCCCCGTATCATCGTGCATACGTGCGGTATGGAGAACGCCATTAGAGTCTTTAACTGCTGCTGCTTTAATCCGTCTCGTCATAGTCTGGGTCTCCTGAGGAGTCGTCCTCAATTTCGGGAATAAGACATCCACTACGGCCTGTCTCAGCCATATTCATGTCATATTCAACTTCGTCTGGAAATGGGCTACTCATCGTAATGAAGTGTCTACATTTCTGACTTTTGATAAATTGTCCAACTTGTCCATGTATTCATCTCTCTTGTCGCCATCAACTTTGAGACGGTTAATCTTACGTTCTAAGAAATCTCTTATTTCGTCCTGTTCTTTAATTGTAGCTTTACTGTAAACCTTTAGAGCTTCATCTATAGTCATACGTTCAACTGCTTTTTGGAGATAGGTCATTTCAGTACCACGCTCAATAATATCCTTTTCACGCTTAGTAATAATTCCTTTATCAAGCATGTCATCCAACTTGTCTTGAGCTAAATTCTGTTCTTGTACCGTGCCTGTACGTAAATACTTCTCAATTAGGTTAAGCTCAGCTTGTTGTTGTGCATCATAAGGCTTATCACCAAATGGTCTTTTACTGAGAGTCTTTGCAGCCAACAGTTCTGCTTGTGTTTTACCAACAGCTCTTGGCGGCGCACCAATACCAGCAAGTTGTTCTGCGTATTGTTCAGTTGTTTTAGGAACTACTCCAGAAGTTTCAAACTGACGTAATCCAATAGGCTTATTTGTTTTATAAAGATAATTTGCAAAGTCTGATAGTTCTTTAATTAAAGGATCATCTGCATTTACTATTTCCTTACCATAAAAATCTTTGTTTCTAATCATATCATAGAACGTAGTAATGGTAGGATTGACCTTGCTAGTAACAGTACCTACAGGATCTGTATAGTAATTGTAATAGTCTTTTGTGTAAGCAAACAATGACGACCGCATTGGATTGCCATACTGATCTGTAGCACCATTCTTTGGGAAGAAATAGTCTTTAAGCTCTTGTGGTTTTTCTCCTGTTTTTAGGTACTGATAAATAGCCCCCATAGTCATTGTGACTATTGGAAAACTAATCATGTAAGCCATACGTTGTGTAAATTCAGCTTTCTTATCAGGTTTTAACGCGTCTCTTAAGAAAAGCGCAGTATCAATACCTGCACCACCAGCCTCACGTATTGTACCTAAATCCCAACCTACTGCACGTATAGAACCAAATGAAACATCTTTTAGTGTCTTATTCCAAAACAGATTATCATAAGACATCTGACCAAATCTGTTATCGACACTATCAATTACTTTTCTCGCAGATTCTCTGACTTGTTCAATAGTTGCATCTTGTCCAAGTTTATTAAGTTCCAATTTTAAATTATCTACTGCAACAGATAGCTTAATACGTGGTACATATTGATCCATTATAACTCCTGTTAAGCCTTCTGATAAAGCAAACGGAACTGCTAAAGCACCTTTTAAATTTGAAGGAATAGTGTTTTGAGCAAAATAATCCTTCATTTGACGTGTTATGTTTGTTTTAAAACGCTCGTCTCTGAATGCTGATCCACCACCGCTGGCATAGGCATCAAGTTCTTTTGCGAGTTCTTCGCCCAATGAACCAGGTAATACGTATGCTTTTCTGTAAGCATTAGATTTAAACAAATCTGTTATTGGAGCTACTGGCACTTGAACCAAATTCTTAAAAGCATCTTTTACGTACTCAACATCTCCAGTACGTCCTGCTTCAAAAGCATTTTGTGTAACAAGAGCCATTCTGCTAATAACGGAATTAATTGATGTTGTTGTTCCGTGAAGGGCGGACAATCCAAGTTGTAATTGATTTTGAGCATTAGAAAGGCTCATGTATGCTCTATACCCTTTGTACTTCTCAAGTCCTTGGGAAGAAAAGTTATTCAATATCAAAGCAACATCTGGAGTGGCATAATAGTTACCCATTATACGCTTTCCGTATACACGTACATCATCTGGTTCAACTACGCCCAATGCTTTGTCTGGAAGTCCTACTGCACCATACTTAGGTCCGTAAATATTACCCAATGGCCCTTCTACACGAACATAACCTTCTGGTATTTCACCGCCACCCATTACTGCCTTGATAAGATTTTTATCTTTAGCTTCCGCTATAGCTTTCTGTCCTTCAATATAGTTTCTTACTTGTCTGTGGTAATTAAGAGTTAATTCAACAGGGTTAGAGCTTACTGGCACAAGACCAGGACCACCTTGCGATTCTGGGATCATACCATCTTTTATTGTTGGTATAGTACGCTTAAGTAAAAAGTTCTTATTACCTAAAAGTTTATCACCAGTGTATTGCTTTTGTATTTTCTCTCTTGCTGCTTCTGGATCTTTCCATTGATGAACAAAATAGTTTTCAATCCAGTCTCTGCGCTCATCTGGTTTTAATGATTCTAAATCTTTTTTGTCCTGCTCGTAAACAGTTCTAATTGTATCATCAAACATTTGAACCTTCTGAGCATCTATTTTATTATCTAAATTGTTAATAAGCTCAGGTTGTGGCTGACCTGTTTCTATATTGTTGATAAATTCAAATCTTTGATCGTCTGCAATGTTGTCAAAAACATCACTAGCTTCTTTTAAAGAATCGGTAGCTACGGCAACAGACCTTGCAATGTTTCCTGTTCTTTGACGCAAGATGTTAGCCATCTGTCTGGCTTCTGGTGTGCGGGATTCTGGGGCAATAATACTTTGTACTTCTCCCCAAGCTCTTTGCATTCTGTTTAACACCTTAGCATCTTCTGGCTCTATTTCAGACATCTTACGCATGTTTTCAGATGCCTCATATAACTTATCAGCGCTTAAACCAGTTGTTTTATTACCATATTCGTAAAGGACTTTTGATGCTTCTATTGGTGTTGTTTTGTAAAGATCTCTAGCTAAATCACCTGCCATGTCTTTAGGTAAACCACTAATAGCGTTATAAACAGAATACTTTGATTTTAACGCAAGATCACCAGACGTTAATGTTGATTTAGCTATGTATGCTTGAAAACCAGTTGTTACCAAATCCTCAATTACTTGCGCTTTAGTTGCGGTAGGATCTTCAACGTCTAAAATTGTTTTCTGTAAACCTGCGGGTAACTGAGACAGTGCTAAACCACCATATATCTTACCACCATATTCTAAAGCAGTGGATGCCGCAGTAGCAGATTTAGATACGCCAGTTGCAGCTCCGCCCACTATTCCAGTTGCAATGTTAGCTGGAGTCAGAGCTTGTTCTAAAGCCCAATTAGTTATTCTGTGAGGCCAATCAGTCCAATCTGACGTTACTCCTTCTGCGTGTATTGGTGCTGCTTTAACACCAGGATTAAAGAATCCACCTGTGTATTTATCCCAAGCTAACGAAACTTTCTCTAATGCTGTTGGAGGTCTAAAACTACCATATTGAGCAGCTCTAGCATCATTCATCAACTGTTCTTGACGCATAGCATACACATCTGCGTCTGACTTACCCTTTGTGTTTAACTTGGTATAATTGGAATAGTAATCATCTCTGAGTTGTTCCCAATTAGTATCCTCATAACCTTGTTGTAATGCGCCTATCTTATACAACCCAGAGTTTTCAATATCATAACGTAATGCAATCTTAGCCCTAGCGTCATTAACTTCTGGCCCAAGAACATCTAATTGTTTAAGTACATCTGCTTGTTGCGGATTTACTCTTTCGTGTAATGTATCAAGAGATCCACCAAATACTGAATATATATTAGTTGGTTTTGGATCAGGTAATAAAGCCTTCTGTTCTTGGTTTATAGGTGTAAATTGAAACGATGGTTTACTGCCAGTATCAGTAGATTGATTAATTGGCGTAAACTCAAACGAAGGTTTTGCATCATCAGCCATGTTTATTGATTAAGTTTATATCCAGCAGCTAATGCTTGTGTAATATCTGTTTTCTTTATTGTACCTATTGTGCCATCAGGTCTTGTAACTAATACAACATCGTTTCTGTATGGAATTGGTGCTGATACTGTTTTGCCGTGAAATGCAGAAAGAACGTTTGCGGTAATATTGCTGCTTAACACATCGTTCTTAATCTTTAACTTTTCCGTTGCAGTTGGTGGACGTTTATTAGCATCAACAAAGTCCTGCATCTTTTGCGCAAAATCATCCTGTTGTTTTGCGTTAATTGATTGTAAACTTTTTATTATTTCTTGTCTGTTTGAACCATAACCAGAATACAATCTGGTTAATTGTCTATCTGTGATTTGATAGACATTTTTATTATCTTTAGCAGTAACTGCTTTGTAAATTGATGCAGTAGTGTTTAACGGATCATTATTAAGTTCTGTTAAACCAGTGCGTATAAATTCAGGTTCGCTTGTTTTGCCAGTTTTTTGCACCGCATCCACTTGCTTGTTTAAATAAGCCAGCAAGCTATCACGTAATGGCACGTTCGTAATTTCAGTAACTATTCTGTTAGCAAAGTCATCTGCTATTACGCTTGCATTTCCGTTTTGCCATGTTGCGGGATTTCTTATAAGAGATCTGATCTCACGAGAGCCTTGTACATTTACACTGTAATCTTGACGTCTTTGTCCGTTTATAATGCCCGTTCCAGCTTTTCTATTAATTAAACCACTATCCATCCATTCATTAACTAAGTTTTCTGGAACTTGCCCTGAAATAGGATCTATGTTTTGGCTTACTAAACTGGATAAGTTGTTCCTTTGTTGATCCATAGCCATGTGAACCAACCCATCACGTTTGTTCTGGTTAAGAATTTCTTTGTACCCCCCAGCGTTGACAGTATCTATTACAAGTTGTGGATTCGCTGAAATAGTGTGTGCAGCGTTGTTTTCTATTATGCCTTGTTTTGCCTCAGTTAGTTTCAAGTCAGCTTCTTCTTGAGTTAATACTTTTTGAGATACGAGCTGATCTAAATTGGCTTTAATGCCTGGCACTAAGCTCATGTCTCCAGTTAATACCGCATTCTTAATACGTGCGTCAGATGTGCCTATTGTTTTGTTAATAAGCATCTTTGCCGACACCGCTTGCATCTCACCCGTGGTATCAAGTCCCTTCATTTGAACTTGATAGTTAATAGCCTGACGTGCTTCTGGGGATGCCTTTGAAAGCTCGTCCCCTAATTGGGCGTGTACGTTATTAAAAGTTTCTTGCCAGCCTGGAACTACTTGGTCGTCTGGTATTTCACCTTTTGCTATACGATTTCTATAATCATTAGCTGCTTTAGTAAGTGTTAATGCCGCAGTGTTTTGTACGTTAATATCTATCAACTTTTGTTTCTTTTCTTCGTACGCGGAAATAGCATCTGCTGCTGCACCTACTGCTTGGCTTAATGATGCACCAACTTGTAAACCAGCTCTAGGATCAATCTGAACTCCTATTTGTGGGCTTTGTACCGATTCTGTGCCTGGAATTGTAGGTATATTAGCCATTAGTTAATAGTTGTTATAAGATTGCTCATCATTGGCGTGAAAGCACTTGTACCAGATAGATCACCTGCCGCTTGTACGCTAGCTAAACTTCCTGTGCTTGCTGGGGCTCCAGCAAATGCAAGAGCTATACTTCCAACACCTTTAAATATATCTGCCATTCCTTGAAGGTGATAGGCTTCAGCTTGAGCCTTTCCTTGCGCTACAGCTTGTTCTGCTGCAGCATATCCCGTAGCTTCTTGCTGTTGAGCAGTCATCCATTGTTGTTGGATATTGGTTTCCATTCTAGCTGCGGTGGTTGCTTGTACCATTAACGGACTGCCGCTATCTGAAAGTATGCCTGATGCCGCATAAGCTGCACGTTGGCTTGAAAGGTAGGCTTCGTTCTGTACGCGCTCTTTGGCTATATTAGCCTGAGCATTCATAGCCTGCTGTTGAGCGTTAGCTATGTCTACTTTGGCATTATAATCAGCCACCTTAGCGGCATAAGTAGCGTTTTTACTAGCATCATAAGCCTGTACTCCTGCGCTTACGGCTTGTGCTGTAGCTGCTATTGCTAGTGGTATTGCGGGTAAAGCCATGACTATAAGGATTTTGAAAGTAATATATGAGGGCTACTTACGTTATCAGTAAACCCGTTTCTGACCATAAAGCGATGTAAACCCGTATCCTTAGCTACAAATGACAATATGCAAGGGATCTGCTCGTCCTTAGCATTGGCCTCAAAGAAGCCTATTATATGGCTTATAGCGTCATTTGTCGTCCTGCCCATAGCAACGCTAGGGTTGGTGGTTATAAAGTCTATAACGGCAATTCTACCGCCTTGGTCAACGTAGCACCATCCAGCTGCTATACCAACGCCATGTTCCACTATCACCCCTAAGGATGGCAAACAGGCTAATGGTACGGGAGCTAGCCCACGTTTTGTCCACCAAGAGGACAGTTCTGGGTAATCTTTCTCGCGGTCTATAAGTCTTAGGTTCATGGACTACCTCCTATGTCCTGCTTAATGGTTACGCCAAGAACGGTCATTGGAAGCGGGTCATAGCCTTGTAAAGTGAAGGTAGCATCCAGCTCATATTGCGTAAGCCCACCTACGTCTAATTCTAGGTCTAATGGCTTATTAGGCACAAATGGCGGAGGAAGCCCAGAGTTCTCCGTAATAGGATAGGCTTGTATGTCTACAACGTCTCCTTGCGGCGTAGACCATTGTCCACCAATAGAGTTGACTACACGGACGTATAACTTGCTTAAAGCGCGGGTTAAACCAACCACCTCACCAGCCCTTTGGTCAACATCGAGCCTCATAGGTTGTAGATACCAATTAATTGGCAATCCTACCCAAATTACGTCTCCCGTAACAGGCACATAGTTAGGTAGAGTGACAGTACCCGTATTACTGCATGTTAGGTTTCTAAAGCTAATCATACCCGTACCAGACACTGGGATGAGCGCCGCTACAACAGGTCTGTTATACAACGATGCTGGTAGTCCTGTAAGCGTATTAGATCCGCCTGTTGAAGGGGTGTAGGACGTAGCACAATCCACATAGCAGGCTTGAGACAGAGCTGGCTGACCTACGTTATAAGTCTGCCACGAAATGGGGTAGATACGCTCTATTGTACATCCAAGAGCTGTTGCTGGGTTACGCAAAACAGTTACCCAAACCTCGTCATCTTGCCCATTAGCTCCGTATATTACTGACACAGAAAGTATCTTATCACCATTATCCTCGCCTGTCGTATGCTTAGCCCATGCAAAGATTTCCTGCTCCAAGCTATAAGTCATACCTATCAAACTGCCATCTCCGCATACAGCCCAGAGGATAGATTGGTTTTCAAACTCTTGCTGATAGTCGAATTGTTGGATGCCCGAATTTGTGAGATGCTGAGAATATGTCAGTACATCCTGAGACATATACTTATTGGTAAATACCGAAAATAACATCTGCTCAAAGTTGGTTCCGCGTCTTTGAACGTAGAAGGCTGCATTACCAATAATCTGGCCTTGTAAATATTCCGTAGATCCATTGGCAGAATGTTCTAGTGCCGTAATAGACGTAGGACTAATAGCCGTATTAGGCTGACCTGAGCTTACAATCCATTCTGCTGCGGAAAGACCAACCATCAAATCAGTCTGTGCCGTCATCCAGTTGATAGGACCACGACCTGGGGCATTTAAATCAAATGCTAGTCCATACGTAGCCTGTGATTGGTCTACTATGGCAAAGTTCTCAATGTCGTTTGTTTGCGTACCCCAAATGCGTTGTGGCTGGTAGTATGTACCGCCGTACCATGCACGTTCTTGATAGATAGTCACTGCTTGCGGATAGCCACGTACATTAGACCATGCGCCTTCTGACCAAAATTGCGTAATAGGAAGGTTAGCAGTCCATTGTACGGGATTGGTATCAGGCTGCTTGTTTAAGTTGGGTAGGGTACATGTGTAATTAGTACCACTATAACTTACTATATCACCTACGGCATAGGTTGTGCTGCTATTCCAAGCTGCTTGTAACTTTGTTGGGTAGTAAAGGTCTAAGCCTATAACATAGCCGTGTGCCGTGTTAATATCGGTTACGGAGCTAATCTGTACTAAGCCATAGATAAATTGGTTATCTGCCGTCAGAACAATTCTAGGAGGTGTACTGCTGGCTATAGCCGTTGTATTACCTTCTACTGTAAATGTGTATATGCCGCCAGTAAGCTCTTTACCAGAAATGGAATAATTGGCGTCTGCCCTACTTGTAAGCGTTGTTACACGCTGGAACGTAACGCCGTTGTCGTACGATACGGAAATGACTACATTACCATTCCATGCACCATACGTCTGCACTTCCCATGTACCAACTAGGTATAACGTATTATCACCTAGCCAAGTACCTGTATGACCAGCATTATCATTAAATGTGTATGTGCTGCTACCTGTATTGTAAGCATCATATTCGATGTTGGATACGGGTCTATTGTACGCCATCTGCCAATAACTACCGACATGTGCTGGCAAGAAAGTCTGTTGTACTCTCCAATACCCAGCAGCCAAGTCTGCGTCAAAGCTACCTGTAGACGTATTAGCCGTTAAGCATACGTAGATGTAAGGAAAACTCGATCCTGTAGGCGTTGCGTATACGGAATTACCAGGAACGTAAACTGTGTGTGAAGCCCAAAAATCATTAGCTCTTACTTGTAGTTCAACAGAAGCTAATACGGAGCTTACGGAAGATGCGCTAATTGTAAGGTCTGTTGCGTTCTCATCCAACATTGCTGGCGTGAGAAACTGAACCTGCTGCATTACCCAGTTGTTATTAGAATAACGTGTTAGCTTCCAAACTGGGAAGTTGGGATGTACTATGTAAACAACATCGTTAATCTGCTTAAACTGTAATTGGAATATATCGCAGTTCCAGTAGTTGGGTGCTGTGAATGGGGTTACAGTGCCTGAAAGACTTGTTGTACCAGTCGCAGAATAGGGACTAGGTACTTCGTATGCCGTCTGCTGAATAAACCTCGTAGTATCAACAGAAGGGTCATTGGGGGCTTCTCCTGCAACCGTGTTGTAATACGTCAGACTATTAATTGACGACTTAAGAAACTGTCCTGCTGGATAAGCACTCACTGCCCCAGCGCTTCCTGTACCGCTACCACCAGAGCCAGTTGCCGTGAATAGTGTACCAACTGCGGGAGTTCCTGTAACGCCAATAGCAGCCCAATTTGTTGTACCTACTACCAATATCTTGTAATACTGGCCTATAACAAAGCTACCATCACTTACGGAAGGCAAAGTCCAATTAACAACCACAGATGGGTCTACTTGCACCTGACCATTATCATTCCAGAATCTTACGCCGTAGTCGCAGAACTCAAGTTGGAATGTTGTACCAGGAGCATATTGAAATGCCTCAAGCCTACTCACTGCTTTGTTGCCCAGTCTGTTCTGTCCGCCATTTCCTAAGTATTGCAAGCCAGGACGTCTTGTAGCCCCACCTTGCTTCATAGGAATCATGTTACGTAACTTACGGCAGGCTTTCCTATATCCTGGTAAGTCAACACGACTATCTAGCGTAGGCGACCATTCGCCCGCTGAGAACGCTGCGAGTGTATTAAGTGTATGTGGCATTATCCGTTAGTGCTTCTCCAACGACTTCTGATGAAGCGGGATTCGCTTACTATGTTGTAACGACGTAACTTATCTTCACCAGCATTTTTGGTGCGGGCTTCAGACAACACCTGTTTGTATTCCTGTTTTAAACGTAATGAAAGGGTAGCATCGTCTTTACGCAGATCGGTTGCTATCATAGCAGCCAGCTTTAAGACTAATGCGTCTGTGAAAAGACTGTCATACTTTGTCGTATCAGGCTGATACTGTACGTACTTGATAATTGCGTATTGCTGGTTGGTGAGCAGCTTGTCTTGGAATATCTCGTGGCTAGCACCTTGACTGCCTGCTGTACCCCATGCCGTTGCACCACCACCCCATAGATTGTTGTTATTGAGTTCTATGAGGGTAATAAAGTCTGCTGGGAGCTGGAAGGCATTTGACCATTCTGTTCCCATTCCGCCCGACCAAGGAGCGCCTAAGTAATTAGGTGAAAAGTAATTCGTTTGAAACCAATAGCCCTTTGTTAAGTCAGCAGCAAAGTTGTTTGATGCTACGTTGGCTATTAAGCACTGATAGAGATAGCTTGCGTACGTCACATAGACGTTCACCGCATAGGATGTGCCTGGTGTCCAAATCGTTGCTGTGGAAGGTACGCCCGTGTCCTGTAGATTGACGTTGTTGGGTATTAGGACGGGTGGTAGGCTTGCCGCAGTCTTTAAACAGTTCCATGGAGCTTCACGAGCTACGGAACCAAACGCCTCGTTCCATGCAACATTACAAGCTATAGCGTTAGCGTCTGTCTGATTATTAATCGACTGTATCTTGCGTTGCCCTAATTGCATTAAGGCTAAGTTACAGATGTCTGTCTGTGAGAGTTGTTGCATGTTATAAAAAAGTTAGGGCTACCACCAGCGTCCAACTCGCGGATGATAGCCCATATACTTAATCTACCGAATTAAGGTTTAACAACCTTTAAGCGGAATACTAATGTTTGATTAGCTACTGGTGTAGCTAGTGTAGCAAATGTTGCATATACCCATGCACCAGCAATACCAGTACCAGCGGATGAACCTTGAGGCTCAACTGCTAATGCACCGATTTGATATGGGATGGTTAATGAAACGCCACTTGCAAATCCGACTGGACTTGTAGAAGCGGCAGCGACGTTTAAGCCAGATGCGTAGCGGGTAGCTGATGCGACTACTGCTGTGCTACCATAAATGTAGTTACCAGTTGTGTCATCATCACCTACGTTAATTGTTGCAGTAGCAGCAATACCAGTTCCGACAACTGAGCTATATGCTGGATCAATCATTGTACCTGGTTGTGCCAAGTATAGACGGATCACATCGTTAGCTAGTTCTGAACCTGTCATTGTGTAATAAGCAATGACTTCTTTTACTGAACCAATTTCTAAAGCTGGATCATTAAAAGAACCAGGTTGTGTGGTTAAACCACCGCCTGGGAAGTTTAAGAATGGTTGCTGTTCTGTAGCGATTGAGGAATAATATGTAGCCATGTTAGTTTGTTTCCTTTAGTTGATGGTTATATTATTGTGTTTCATCGCAACTGATGAGAACTACGCCAGCTTCTTCCATACGAGTTGCACCAGCAAAGTATGTGGTACGAACTTGGATTGCATGTGATTGCTGAGGTAAGATATCAATCTTAGTTGCTTGACCTTTTGTTTCACCAAGGAGAAGGAACTTCTTTTGGTAAGCGATACAGCTACGGATTGAAGGTGTACCAGCGGTTGGTAATAATTGAGTACGTACAAAGCGGAAGCCTGCGAACTCATCAAGACGGCCTTTCATTAAAGCACGAACGTCATTGTAAAGTACGGAGTCAACTTGGTCTACGTTTAACAATAGATCATATAGTTGCTTTGCTGCATAAACTAAAACGCGGTCGTTTTCTGGAACGTCGTTTGAGTCTAATACGTATACTGCTTCAAGGAGCTTAGCGAGCGTCATGCCCGTGTTTGTGCTTCCTGGGAACTGTACACCGATCTGCTGAGCAGAAGGTAAGGAAGTTGCAGTAGTTGCTTGTGCGCCTGTGTAGTTAACACCAAGAGCAGCATTGATTAATAATTGATCCTTTAAACGGTTTACTGCGATAGCGTGATTCATCGCAATAATGTTCTGAGGATCAGGTAGTGAACCAAGGAGAACTGAGTCATCCTCGTCAATCCATGTAGCTTTTTGATAAGCGGTTGGGATTACCCAACGGATTGCTGTAGGTACATCAGATGGTTCTGTCACTGCTGCACGAGCTGTCTTTTGGCTCATTGCATAGGACTGTGATCCCATTTGATCGTAGCGTTTCTGATTACCAGCCACTGTGTCTGATACGTACATACCAGCTAAACGGTGGTCGATTTGTTGTGCCATGATTTCGTGCCAGACTGTATCGAAAGCTGGCTCGTAATGTGGCGGTAGTGTAATAACTCCTGATGCCATGTTAGTAAAAAATAATTAAGTTGAAGTCTCTGTCGTTGTTGCCCTACCCCCAGAGTATCACTTAAAGCGGTCTGGTTCTCGGAGCTGGTATCCGATCGACCGCTGGGTCTAGCTAAGCTAGAGTGTCCTTTGTGTGGATCTAACCCTATTGCAAGAGTTCTACCCCAAATCTGTCAAGGGATTATTCTTCGGTTAGCCCAATAATGTCTTTTTCACGCATCATTGTAACTAGTTCTCCATCAAACTCCCAGTCATCACCTGCCACATTATTCACGTATACCCTGTCTCCTATGTTGACCCAGTTGCATTTAGGGCCACGTCCTAGGACTGTAGCTTTGACATGAGGTCTAAACCTAGCCGTACGCTCGGCCTGCTCAGGCACGATGATACCATCTAGTTTGTATTCCTTGATTTTGTCTTTTAACACTAATACTTTAACGCCAGTTGGAGTGACGGTTCGCATGTTATTTCTTTGGTACTTGTATGAACTCTGTTGTAGGTGTAACTATCTCTGTTTCAGATAGTTCTGTTATTCTGTCTTGTTTTTTAACCTTAAGGATAAGGTTCGTAATTGGGTTATTAGTTGGAGGTAATCCTTGGGCCACCCTTCTGCGGGCTTGGATGACTGGCAGGATTTCTTCGTTGTAGCGCTTTGCTGCGGCTTTACTGTCAATTTGGCCTTCTTTGAACTTCTTGATTTCCTTTTTGCCATATTGCTGGTTGTAAATCTCGTCGTCGTAAGCCTCTTGCTCTTGCAGCTCTCTGTAAAGATCTTCGTGGTTAGGCATTAGCGTGCTCCTCTCTGTGGTCTGTTAGACGCAGCTTTAACCCATAGTCTATTAACACGTTGTACCACTTCATCATGGTTCTTGTGGTTTTTGTCCCAATAGGCTTTGTAGTCTGGGTTTTCCTTGTTGGTGCTAATCTCCCTAGCTGCGGCATTTGCCTGCTCAGGGGTCATCTGGTCTGCTGAAAGGGACATATTCTTGGCGCTTTCGCCCTTTATCATGCTGTCCTCGCTCATAGCCTTACCGATACGCATCATAGCCGCAAACACAGAAGCGTTCTTGAAAGCGGGGTTGTTAGGATCTAAACCAAATCTAGCGCCTGCACGTTCAGCAAGGTCTTTAGCCTTACCATAGTCCAAGCCTTCTTTGGAAGCGACTTCCCTAATCAATCCGTCCTGCTTCTGGAACCATTCTTGTTCCATCTTCTGGTTCTGCTCAATAATGGCCTTAGTATGCTGGATTTCGGCCTGTGCGAGCTTCTGCATAGCCTCAGGAGACAATCCCATTTCATGCGCCACCTTAGCCATGCTATTAGCATAGTTTTGATCCCAGAGGTTATCTGGTAGGTCTTGTGGCTTAGTTAGGTTATAGCCTTCTGGCTTCTCAGGAGCGCCATTAACACGACGTAGTATAGCGTTATACTCCGCCTTCATCTCTGGCGTAGCATCTTTTGGTAATGGCTCAATGATGCCCTTTTTGGATGCTAGTTCCTTTAACCCTTTATAGCTCTTAACAAATTCCTCTCCGTTTTTATAACGCTCAAGATCCTTGCGCATCTGACGTATATCATCGGGTGCTTTGTCGAAAGCCGTATGGTCTAACGAGCCGTCTTGTTTAAACCATGATGTAATCCAGCTATCAGGCTTATTCTCGGTAGTTGCCGTTGTAGCTACATCCGTCTTTACCTCCGTTGCTGAGAACGTGGAATAGTTAGGATCCAAACTACTTGGACTTGCTGCCGATGGGCTTGGCTGGGCTGATGTTGGTGCTGGTGTTGGGCTGGGTGCTGTTGCTACTTCTGACATTTGTTGGAGTGGGTTGACCGATTGGTACTTTAGTTATTTTAACTATCTTAAACATTAGAATGAGCTACCAGCAGATGCAGCAGCGTGTCTGCGCCATACGACTTCAATATCACCCTTCTTCTCCATCTTATCAATGAGTTCTGGGGAATAACGATCTTCGTAAGGCTCAACGGTTACTTGTACTAAATCGCCATTACTATCTCTTTGTTCTTTTAAGATTTCCTTTTCTGTAAAGGTGAGATGCGAGGAACGGCGGGCAATGATTTGATCACGGGCTTTGAAACGTGTGGACATATACTCTCCACCATTTGTACCAGGTCTTGGACGGCTATCTGTACGAATGACATCTGCACGTACCCACATATCACGCGGATCTTTTGGTGCTTCTTCGCCTTCCTTGAGCTTCTTGAGTTTAACGCCAAGTACGTTTTGGAATTTGATAGGAGCCCACTTCAACATCCATTCAACATAGGCTGGTGTTAGATCGCCTTGTAATGGGTGCATCTCTGGTGGAGGTGGTGCTTTAGGACTAATAACGTCTGGCTTCTGACCTTCCATCAATACTGTCGTGATGTTTACCTTCTCGTTGGTTAGATATGCCTCTACTGACTTATGGTAGCTATCACGCATTTCTGCGTCCTTCCAATAAATTGTTGTGTAGTTACCTGGTGGATCTAAACGGGCTAATACGGTTTTACGACCGCCATTGATGCCGTGTACGCGAACAAGCTCATGCTTGTCGTTGATGTCTAATACTATGTTTGGAGTAGCCATGTTGGATTATTTTGTTTTACGAATTTTGAGAGGGCGCGGTTCTATACCTGCCTTCAGTATTTGACCCCTGATATGGAGGTATACAGAACGCCTACCCTCATTAAAGTATGTCTTAAGGTGAGCTATCTCTCCGTCTGTACGTGCTTCCGCAGACAGGGCATTCACCTTGCAATGTTTTTCTAAGTCTTGCCAAACAAGACGTTGATCTGCATCCCTCGTGTCCAGACCGCCAAACACCTTTAAGTAGGCTAGTTCTAAACGTCTGGACTGAGTGATGGCGACCTCGGTTGGATCGAGAGCCATGTTATTATGCGTTAGCTGTTGCTATAAAACCTGATGCTGCCCAGTAGATGTTTGCACCTGTAGTAACTGCTTTAATTTGTAATGCAGAGTTAGGTGTACCAGCTACGGGTGTTGCAAGATTGATTACTGTAGGTGATGTGGAGCTTGCTGGTGCGTATAAATTCATAAGCACTGTGGATGATCCAGCGTCAATAATCTGTACAACTGTTGGCGTAGAACTTGTGTTAATAAAATAGAGATCTGTTAAGAAGTTCTTATTGTTAGTAACATTACCTACGAGGTTTGTTTGTTGGGAAGCTGCTGCGATTGTAACAGCCGTAGTGTTCGATATAGCGGTAGTGCTAGTTACCGACCACTGATTTCTTAATGTAGATGGAGTAGCCATGAATTATCCTTGTGCTGATTGAAGTTGATTTGATGCTGCGTCTTGAAGTTGTTGTGGAGCTTTGCCGAGTTTGCCAGCAGCGGTAGCAGCAGTCTCTGCATTCTTGAGAGCGTTTTCTTTTGCGATCATCTGAGCGCGTTGATTACGTAGGTCGATTACTTCCTTCATTGAACGGAATGAACCTTCAGGCATACCGAAGTTACGGCCTGTCATACGTACAAGATTATCGAAATTAAAGTTGTCCATGATGTCTGGACGCATCTGAGCAAGAGGTTGAAGCAAGGTTAGTGTCTTTTCTGTGCCCACGTTCTTCACTTCATTCATCGCTAGCGTTACACGGCTCTTGATGTTTATCTTTGGTGAAGCAAGTTGTAATGGTTCTTTAGGATCGTTGTTAGGACGTACTAGAAGTGATTGCGGTGCTTTGCCCAACTTACCAGCTCTGTACGCAATACCAATGCAGCGTAGTACAAGTGGGTTGATGAGGTCGGTGCGATATTGATCGAATGTTCCTGTGAACTGATCGAGCTTCTCACCAATGCGCTGGCTCACCTCAGTGGCAGTCATACGCTTGTCCTCAAGATTTCCAAGTGCGTTGAAGATGTCTACGAAGAATGCTTTGTTTAATGCAGCACGCTTGTCATCTAACATTTCCTTGGTGTTTTGGTAATCACCCTGCGTTAACCATTCACGAGGTACAGCTTCGGGTTGATCGGCCTTGTAAGTTGTCACACCACCTGCGGCTAGTTGGATGTTGCCGTCAAGGTTGTCTGGATATAAAAGACGAGGGAAGGCTTTTAACTCGGCTAGTGCATCCTGATACTGGGTGACGAAATTGAGCTGGCGAGCTTCTACCAGAGTTTCAAATGCTGGGGAACAACCATAGGCTTGGTCATCTGTACCCCAACGACTCCAACGTAAACAAAAGTATGGCATCTCATCGTAGCCTTGATAGCTAACAATTTTCTTTTCAACTACTGTCTGGTAAACAGATGCAAAGGCTTTTCCGTTAGTTCCTAAGTCTCCAACCTTGAAGTCGTCATTAGGGAATACGTGATGCATGAACTCATACATTTCATCATACTTCTTTTTGTCGTGAGCTTCCTGCATCTTCTTAGGAAGGTTCTCTACGCCAAACTTCTGAGCTGCTTGTCTTACTGTGAGCTTAAACCAACGTACAACTGTATCAATCGACTTTTCGTCGTTTTCGGCGATTACAAACGTACCTACCTTGAATTGCTCAAAGCGGTAGAGGTTGGCTTTACCTTCTTCCATGAACATAAGAGCCGTACCAAATACGCAGGCACTTCTGTTGAATGGTTGAATGACGGAATAGAAGTTGGAAGCTGCTAGTTCTTGTAAAATGGTTTGCGCCGTGTCTGCTGACCAACGTGTAGCTTCATCTACGGACTGGTCGTCAAGAGGCTGAGTCTGTGGACTAAGGAGTTTCTGTAATCTATCCTTGCCAGGCATCATCCCCATCTGGCGATCCATATTAGCTTTTGTTAAGTTAGTAGGAGGCGCAAGATCAAGCCAAGGTTCTGTTGAGGGAGTAACCCAATTACGTACGCCGACTGAGCAAGTGGCTGATGCACGCATGGCGGTTGATTCGTATAAACGATCAAACCAACCAGTCGTTGATTCAGTTTTCTCAGTGTTGATGTCAGATACGTCAGGCCAAAAGTAGTCAGAGATTTCCTGCCAACGAGGATCAAAGATGCTATTACGATAGCCCTTTAGTTTATCTGCTCGTTTAAATAGCTTAAGTGCTAACTCGTTGTCGTCTAAAGAGG